TGGAAGTTGGATGAGTTAGAAAAGGTCCAAGCAACACTGCCCACGGGCAAATGGAACGCGCAATGGATGCAGAACCCGACGGCTGAGGAAGGGGCGATATTGAAACGTGAATGGTGGATGACTTATACCGGTGAAGATATTCCACAATTACATCATGTCATACAATCATATGATACAGCATTCTTGAAAAAAGAAACAGCTGACTACAGCGCTATTACTACATGGGGTATATTCTATCCAAATGAAGATAGTGGAGCCTGTTTAATATTATTAGATGCTATAAAAGGAAGATACGAGTTTCCTGAGTTACGTAGACTTGCACTAGATCAATATGAATATTGGAAACCTGAAACAGTTATAGTTGAGGCAAAAGCTAGTGGTTTACCTCTTACATATGAACTTCGAAAGATGGATATACCTGTTGTGAACTTCAGTCCATCAAAAGGAAACGACAAGCACGCACGTGTGAATGCGGTTGCACCTTTATTTGAATCTGGTATTATATATGCACCTGAGCAAAAATTTGCAGAGGAAGTCATTGAAGAATGTGCTGCTTTTCCGTTTGGGGATCATGACGACTTGGTTGATAGTACAACACAAGCGATTATGCGATTCAGACAGGGCGGTCTGATCGGACACCCTGAAGACTACGTCGACGAAAAAGTCGAAAAAATTAAAAGGAATTATTATTAATGGCAAATAAATATCATAGACAAGGTTTTTCAAAAGGTAAACTGGTTACAAAAACAGTTGAAAAAGCAAGAGAGGCTTTTGAAAATATTTACAAGACAAACAAGAAAAAACAAAACGTTGTTGATCAGTTAAATAAAAATCTAGAAAAACAGAGAAAAAAGACAGGAGCAAAACCTGAACAGGAGCCATATAATCTAGATGTATATACTGATGTTATGGTATCTGACTTTGATAAAAAAACAGGTCCTTATTTTGATCGACTTAGAGCTAAAGAAAAAAAACTAAAACAATTAAAAGGTAAGAAATAATGAAGGCAGTTCTACAATGGGTATTGAAAACCATGATGAAGGATCAGACCGGAATCGTTCGAACAATGCCAAAAAAAGATTTAGTTGATTTTAATGTAGCCATGACTGCAGAGAGATTGATGCGTAATGGTGTCGATCCAAACTCACTAAAGAATGCCAATCAGGTTGAGAACGCTCTTAACATGATAGAGAATAGACCAAAGGTTCAAGAAGGAATAAAATCCACAAAATCAGCAAAAGTATTTGACCTAGAGGGTAAAGAGATTGATCCTAAAAAAGGTATCATGGGCGGTAAACAGATACCAGATGATGATCTACCACCACCAGGCAGTCGTGGTGGTTCCGATGATATCGCGGCTCCAGTGCAATCTGCAGATGAATCATTAAGAGATATGACAGAGGCAGAGATTAAGAAAAGATTAGAAAAACAAAACAAAGAGGCTGCAAAAAGATTTAAAGATAAAATGAAAGATGATCCAGAGGACATGGCAAAAGGTGGACGTGCAGGGTTTAAATCTGGGAGCTTCCTATTTAAAGGTGCAAAAAAATTAGGTAAAAAATATAAAGGATCTACTTTAGAGGCTTTATTAGAAAATCCAAAACTTTTAGGAACTGAATTAAGTTACGAGGGAATAATGGAGCTGTTAAGAATGGGTGGTATGATGCAAGATGGTGGACGTGCAGGGTTTAAGATAGGTTCAATAGACAAAGCACGTAGAGCATTTTTAAAAACTATGGGAGCAGCTGGTGCGGGTATCACTGCACTCAAGACAGGATTGTTAAGCATTGGTAAAGGTGCTGCTGGTAAGAAAGCAGTCGAACAGGTTGTGACCACACCATCAGTTCCAGGTAAACCGGAATGGTTTGATGCATTAGTTAATAAAGTTATTTTAGAGGGTGAAGATGTAACAAAACAATTTGGATACAAAGAGAGAATGAAAGTACACACAAAACCAATTAGTGAAACAGAGGAAGTTACTGTTTATAGAGATTTAGATGATGGTTCAGTTAGAGTTAACTATGGAAAAAAATTAAAAATAGATGACAGCAAACCGTATGAAAGAGGAAATATTGGAAGAGCAACTAATGATCCTGATCAAATAGATTTAATTGTAAGAGAAGGTGAAAATATTGAACCGGATTTAACAACAGGAAAAGGTGGTGGTAAAACAAAAGCTTCGTTTGAAGCAAGTGAAGCAGAACCAAGAGCTGTTGGTGGACCGGAAGATGCTGACATAGAATTTGACGGTATACGTGAAGTTGAAAACGTTGATGACTTGATGCAAGATGTAAGTTCGTTAGAAGAGTTTGCAACTGGTAAAAAATTAACTGGTGAAAAAGCTGCAAAAGCTAAAAAGAAACGAGAAGACTTTCAAAGATTTTCTGAAGACCAAGTAGAACAAGCAGAGTATTTAGAAAATAAATATGGACCGTATGACGATAGCGCTATGGATGACTTTGCATCAGGCGGTATTGCTAGATTGTTAGGGGAGTAATGAATCCAAAAGATTACTCACAGATGATGGCATATCTCACACGACCAGCCATGGCTCGTGGTGAACGGATCGGGTTTAAAGACGGTATGAGAGAAATGGAAGATAAACTTAGAGCAAATTATACCAAAAAAGTTTTAAAAGAACTTGATGCTGGTAAAAAATCAACAGAGATAGAATCTTTTCAAGATTATATAAAAACTCAAAAAGAAGTAGATATGAATCCGGGTAAAAAAAAATTAGATAAATCTATAGCTGATGCTAAAAAATTAATTAAAAATAAAACTAAAGGAACAACTTTATCTGCAAAAATTCCAGGGATAACAGATTTATTTAAAATAGCTAAAACAATTCCAGATGATGTTAAGAAAGCAAAATATTTAAAAGCCGGTTTTAAAACTTTAGGTATAGCGGCAGCACCACTTGTTATCTATGATACGTATAAAGCGTTTGAACAAGGTAAACCTATCTTGGAAGCTTTAGAAGCAGGTTTTATCGGAACAGATTTAATCGGTGGTACAAAAAGAGTTTTGTCACTTACACCTGAAGAAAGAACTGCAAGAAGTGTCGTTAAACAGGATGCATTAAAAGATTTAAATTTAGACATGCCTATGGGTTTTGGTTTTATTGAAGGTCCAACACCAAAAACAGATATGACTTTACAAGAGGCACAACAGAAAATGGATGCAGGAATACAGAGAGTAAGAGAGGAAGAGGCAAAGAAAAATTTATTAAGATTACAAAGTAGAGGTTTTGGGACACCTGTGATGGCTGATCAATTTTTAGCAGGCGGTGGTATTGCAAAAGAAGCAGGTGATTCTTCAGGCCCACCACCAGAATCAGGACCAAACTCACAAGGGTTGCCAGGTCTGTTAAAACGTGTTAAGAAACTATAGGAGTATTAAATGGCAGAAATAGACAAATCACTCCCGAACGTTAAAACTAAACTTGAAGTTCCTGCAGAAGAGGAAATAAAAGAAGTTGCAGTTCAGGATGCAATAGAAGAACAAGAAAATCCAAAAATTGAAGTTACACCAGAAGAAGATGGCGGTGTAACATTAGACTTTGAACCAGGCACAATTAATGTGCCAGGCACAGAAGCACACTTTGATAACCTAGCAGATATTTTACCAGATGATGTTTTAGAACCAATTGGTAACGAGATGGTGCAAAACTATATAGATTATAAATCTTCTAGAAAAGATTGGGAGAGAGGATACACAGAGGGGCTTGACTTACTAGGATTTAAATACGAAAACAGAACAGAACCTTTTCAAGGAGCATCTGGTGCAACACACCCGGTGTTAGCAGAGGCTGTTACACAGTTCCAAGCACAAGCGTATAAAGAATTACTACCAGCAGACGGACCAGTTAGAACACAAGTTATTGGTGTTAAAAATCCACAAACAGAACAACAAGCTGTGCGTGTAAAAGATTTTATGAACTATTTAATTATGGATCAAATGCAAGAGTACGAAGCAGAGTTTGATTCTATGTTGTTTCATTTACCACTTGCAGGTTCTACATTTAAAAAAGTTTACTACGACGTACCTCTTGGAAGAGCAGTATCAAAGTTTGTACCTGCAGATGAATTAATAGTCCCTTATACTGCAACTAGTATTGAAGATGCAGAAGCAGTAATACACACAGTTAAAATATCTGAAAATGAATTAAGAAAACAACAAGTATCTGGTTTCTACAGAGATGTAGAACTTGGACCGCCAGGTAGTGTTGAAAGAAACGACTTAGAGAAAAAAGAACGTGAGCTAGATGGCACAAAAAAATCTGGTAAGAATGAACCAATTTATACTTTATTAGAGTGCCATGTAAATTTAGACTTAGAAGGTTTTGAAGAAGTTGGTGCCGATGGACAACCAACAGGAATAAAATTGCCCTACATTGTAACTGTAGAAGAAGGCAGCCGAGTAGTACTCTCCATACGGAGAAACTATGCGCCCAATGATCTAAAGAAAAATAAGATCCAATATTTTG